AAAAAGGCACGTCCATAATTTCTTTTAGACATGCTTTTATTGCGCCATGTTTTATTTTTATCACCAGGTTATACCGCCGGCTGGCATCAAACAGCATGGAACCATCAAAACGCCGCGTGCCGTCAAATAATTCACTGCCCCAGAACGGGATGTCTGTGCGTATTTCTAGTGTCGCGGAACCTCCCTTAAATTTTGTAAATGCCGTAAGGATAACCGCAAAGAAGATGCATACCTGTAACGGCACAAATTCGTCCAGGATGCTGTGTATCACTCCGATATTTGTTATGTCTTCGCCTATATTTACGGTCATTTCATAGTTTTTGTAGTCACATTCCAGTGTTATATCATCGGGATAGCTGGACAACATGAAGATAAGTTCGAGCAGCGTTATTTTGCAGCGGTTTGAGACGGATATCATATGCATCCTGCGTTCTTCCAGTGTCCACCCGGCACCAGGGACAATCCCTGCAAGTTTTTCAAAACGCGCTATTCCCGTAGCGTCTGCTGTGACAATGAACATGTTTTTTAAAACGTTGTCCGTACAGCCCCACAGTTTTTCAAACTCCATATCCTCTGCCCTGGCAATCTGCTGTATTTCCTTAATCCGGCTTACAGCTGGCTGGTAATGGTCCAGGATTAATTCCTGCATATAATATCCCCCCTTACCGGCACTGCGTTCTGGTCTAAAAACAGGTTGCTTTCTGCCCCGTTAAGCATAGTATTCTGGATATCCACAATGCCTTCCACACCTGCCACAGCCTGGTTGATTTTTAATACCCTTACGGTTATGTACTGTCCGCCCTCCCATCCCCTGGCAAGCTCTGAAAAATATGCGTCTATCTTTTTCTGTATGGCAGGCAGCAGGTCTTCCCATATGTAGCCGGTGTCTATAGTTATATCTGCTTCTACGTTTATTGTTTCTGCCGTGCATGGCAGGATATCCACAACGTGGAATATAGGTGCTTCCCCTTCCCCCTCTCCCTGCCTGGAAACAGGGTCAATTATTTCCTGGATATCTGCCACAAGCTCATCTGACGGCACTTTGTATGCACTGTCTAAAAAATAAATCTTTATGCGCCGTACACCCTGTGTAACACGGTATATTTTGCACGCGCCTACACCTTCCTGTTTGTGCATTACCGCCCGGTACTGTGCACGGTTCCCGCCAAATGCCTGCGCCGCGCCTGCTATGGACAAATAACGCGCGCGGAATGTTTCTGTATCCTCTTCATCGCGCGCCGGGACCAGGAGTTCTGTCAGCTCACCGCTTTCAAAACCGTCTATATATTCGACAGCTGACAGCCCTTCCTGTTTTATGTTCCCTTTTGTGCCATCCTGCTCACATTGTAACCTGTACGCGCCGTCTTCTGTCTCACCGGTGCAGATATAAGACAGTCCGGCAGCAGAAAACCTTGCGCCTTCCGGGATTTCCACATTAAATACTGCCTTCCATATGGCACAGGTTGCTTTTAACGGCGTTATGCCCTTTTCCATAGCCCGCAGTATCAGATGTTCCCTGTCAGCAGTTTCTGCGTAACCGTTCTGGTCTGCCAGGGCAATCCCTATGTATGCCTTTTCAAACTCAGCAGCAGCACCGCGGAAAGAGTGGTCTATGAGTGAACCTTCCCTTGTGTCCATGCCGTCATCCACTGTGGCTTTTAAATCGTCCATGATGTTTTCCAATGTTTTGTCATCATACAGCAAACATCACACCCCCTTTACATGACTGCCAGGTTATTAAATTCTACAGAACCATATGCCGTATCTGCCACAAAAGACAGGACTGGTACACCATTTTCCAGCTGCACGCTGAAATCTGATATGCCTGTAATGTTTTCATTTACCAGCAGGCAGTCTTCCACCATGTACAAAGCCTCTGCTTCCAGGAATTCTTCTGAATACGCCTGTCCCACCAGGTCTTCCAGCTCACATCCATAGTCCCAGGTATAGACATAGTGTCTGTACCGTGGTGTCTGTAATGCGAACCATATCCACACTTTTAATGCTTCCAGACCTTCGACAATTTCCCCGGTAAGCTGTCCTGTGGTAAAATCTATGCCATATTCTTTTGGCTGCGCTGTTTCCTCCGTGTCGTCTGTTTCCTCTTCTGCGTCATCTAAAAAAGCAGGAAAAAAAAGACTCATGCCCCCACCAGCCTTTCCAGGATTATGTATTTTTCGTCATCCAGTTTAAGTACCGCCACCGTGTCCCCTTCCCGCAGTGGTTCTATGAATGTATCTTTGTCTTTCAGGTGGGGTTTCTGTTTGTCTACGGCAAAATGGTATCCTGTCTTCAGGTGTTCTGCTATTAACAAATCATCTGGTTCCAACATAAGGTTTCCTGCCTTGCACGCACCATCCACTAACATTATCCCGAGCTGCACGGAAGACGGGTTGTCCTTCCTGCCTTCCTGCCGCATTATGCCAAGGATTTCACTGTATGCATCTGCCATCATTTGCCCCCTTCCTGTTTTTTACTGTCTTCTTCCTTTTTCTTGGTCTCTTTTTTCTTCTTGGTTTCTTTCTTTTCCTCATATTCCTTTTTATCCATAGTGTTCTTGAAGCTTAGCTCCAGGCTCATTTTGTGCACGCCATTTTCCCATGTATGGGTATCGCTTTCTATCCAGAACAACCCGTATAGACCTGCTGTCTTATCGTGTATCTTAACCCCGTTGCCAGCAATACAGTCCATGTCCCCGTTTACTGCCTCCACATTTATTGTTTTTTCTATCCCGTTCAGCAGGTTTTTAGCCGCCGTCTGTGCATTAACCCCGTCTTCTTTGTTGTATGCCTGCTGGTAAATCCCATACTGTTTTACCTGTTTATCGTTACGGACCTCCCCGACCTGTTTATGTTTGCTGTTGTAAATTTTTACAACATTTATCATGTTGGCTATAGTTTCCTCATAGCTGGCACTTATTATGTTGCGCCCCTCTTCCAGGACAAAACCTTTGGCTTTTTCGCCCTTTATTTCCACGGACAATTTAATGCCGTCCATACGGCATATGTATTTTTTGCCTGTCTGTTTTGCCGCCTTCGTGTATGCCATCATAATTATGTCGTAGAAAGATTTTCCATCTACCAGCATTTTTTTAATCGGTGCCTTCGTTGCGGTTATGCTTCCTGTTTTAATTCCCAGGTCTGCGCATACTTTCTGTGTTATCCTTTCCGCTGTTGTATTTTTAAAATTGTATGTGCCGCTGCTTCTTAGCAGGTGGTTCAGCAGGTCAAAACACTCATACTCTATTGTACCGGTTTCGCCTGTCTTTTTTGATGACTGTACTTCCCCCACAAAAATTAAATCCCCGTTTTCATACAGTTTTATAGCGTCCCCTGCCCCGATGTTCAGACCGAGGTTTTTAACATTTTTATCATCGGGGGCATGGATTACAGATATATTTGCGGTGCGTGCCGCCTGTGATACGGAACCGCTCCATGAAATACTTGTGACTGCCTTTGTTATATCCGCCGGCTTTGCACCGCTTTTATTTTTTATCCACTTTACCTTCATGGTTTTATCACCAGTTTTGTTCCGGGGAATAGTTTTGCGGGGTTATCGCCTAGCAGTTCCTTGTTATGTTCATATATTGCCTTCCAGTTCGCGCTGGTTCCCGTGGTAGTCTTTGCAATTTTAGTCAGTGTATCTGCTTTTTTAACTGTATATACCTGCCCCTCCATTTCCTTTGCAGTCCGTACTACTGCCAGGGGCATCATCTTCTTGGTAACTTTTTCTTTTTTCTTTTTCTTTTTTATGGACGGCCTGCGGTATTCCTTAAATTCCAGGGTAAAATTTATGTCTTTTGTGCCGTCATTTTCACCCCAGACGAAATTTTCGATTGTTACATCCATGTTTACCGGCGTGCCTGTCATTAACAGCCTTGCCACGCCCTTGTTTTTCATTTTTTCTATTTTTTTGACACTTTTTTTCGGCGTAGGAAACTTTTTGTATTCGCAAAAACTGTATTTCTTTTTCGGGAAAAAAGAAGAAAAAGAAACTTTTTTAAGCTTCCTTTTCCCAAGCAGGGTTATTTCACCGAATGAATTAATATTTTCCTGGGTATTGCCGCTTTCGCTTGTCAGCTCATATTCTGACGGCAGGACTGCGAAACGGAATTTTTCCTTGCCCTGGATTAGCCATATTTCCATACCATACCCCCTTAAACCGTGCCAGTATTAAGTGCAACCATTTTCAGCTTGTACGCCAGTGCTTCGGCTATGCGGTCTATGTCCTTATCGCTTCTTACTTCTATTCTGTCTGCAAGTTTCTGTATGTTTATGGATATGCTTCCCTGGGCTGTGCCTTCCCTCCGTGCCATTTCCACAGACTTGTCATGTGGGTAAACCCTTGTACCTTTTGGCAGGTCTACAATTTCACCGCCGCGGTCATGTATCACCGCCGCGCCGCCGCCCCAGTTGCTGGTACCTTTGTACAGCATAGGTATTGATGGTATGTTTATGCCAAAAGACTTGCCGCCAATGCCAGGCACCCAGTCCGGTATATCTATATGTACTTTGTTAATTGCGGATACCGCACCATTAACAACGCTGATAACCGCGTTTAAAGCACCCTTGCACATGCCGCCAAGGGTACCAAAAATCCCCCCGAAAATATCTACAACACCCTGCCAGACGCCCCGCCAGTTGCCAGTGAAAACACCGGAAATAAAAGTTATGATACCATTGAACACCTTTGTAACATTGTCCATGACTGTCTTTATAGTGTCAGCTGCTACGGATATTACCTTTGTAACAGTATCAAAAGTTGTTTTTACAACAGGTACTATCACTGTCCCTGCCGCGCTTATTACTTTTCCTACTATTGTAAACGCTTTCTTTACAACAGAGGACACTATTCCCATCGCACCCCGGACTACAGGTGCTACTGCTCTGACTATGTTAGCGGCTTTTTTGATGGCGTTAAACCCTGCTCTGACAAGCTGTACAATTACCGGCATTACTATTTTGATTATTGCCTTGATGGCGTTAAATGCCGCCTGTACAATTGCCCCCACTATCGGCATCACTGTTTTTACAACTGTCCTTATGCCAAAGAAGGCTGTTTTTACAAGCTGTACAATTATTGGCATTACTGCCGTTACAACTGTTTTTATGGCGAAAAAGGCTGTTTTTACAGCTGTTGCCGCTATTGGCATTACTGCTTTTACCGCACCTGCTACAGCAGTAAATGCTGCTTTGACAGCAGGGAGTACCTTTATTGCCTCTTTAACCACGGTTTTTATAACCTCAAAGGCTGCTTTTACAACCGTCCCGATTACTGGCATTGCTGCTTTTACAACTGCCACGACAGCGAAAAAGGCTGTTTTCACAGCCTCTGCTACAGTGGCAAATGTTGCTTTGGCAGCAGTAAATATCCTTATTGCCCCGTTGATTGCAGTTTTTGCAACTTCAAAGGCTGCTTTTACAACTGTCCCTACTACTGGCATTGCTGCCTTAACCGCCGTTTTTACGGTACCGAAAGCCGAAAGCAGCACACCAGAAAAAGAGTTGATGTAAATGTCTGCCTTCTGTAAGCCTGCATCAACTGCTTTAACCATGTTATTTATTATTTTTATTACTACGGTAATGCCTTTGCTGAAAAGACTGCCTGCTTTTCCTGCGCCCTTACCGAAACTTTCAGCAAAATCTTTATGTATTGCCCCTCCAAGCGTTTTAAATGCTGCTATTATTTTGCCTGCTATGCTTTTTATGCTGTTGCTGATGGATGTAAATGTGCCTGTAAATACACTTATATCTACACCAGCCTTTTCAAATGCACTGCTAATCCATTCGCCTGCACTGGCAAAAGCCTTTTTTACCTTGTCCCAGTTTTTTATTATCAGAACCGCCGCTACTGCTATTCCTGCAATTGACGCAATGGCAATATTGGCAGGGCTTGCAATGGCTTTAAACAGACTGCCTGCATTGGCGATTTTTAACATTGCTTTGCCGAATGTTTTTTCCAGGGTACCGACACCAGTAACAACCTTGCCAAATGCCATGATTGCAGGTCCTATGGACGCCGCAATGCCAGCAAACTTAACTATATTTTTCTGTGCGGCTTCATCCATATTATTAAATACATCTATCATAGATGTTACCCGGTCTATGACTTTTTTTACCGTATCCCCCAGTAATGAGCCAACTGAATATTTGAATACATCAAATGTAGACTTTAATTTTTCTATTGAACCGCCAACCCCGCTTAATAGAGCGTTTGACATACTGGATGCTGTTCCTGACACATCGTCAAGGGCGCTCCGGTAGTTTTGCAGTGTTTTTGGTGCTGTATTGATTAATGTCAGCCATTTCCCCATCTGATTTTTTCCAAATATTGCAGACGCTGCCTGCATCTGCTGTTCCTGTGTCAAGCCCGAAAAAGCATTATGTAAATCCGACTGGACGTTTACCATAGATTTCATTGTTCCGTTAGCATCAGTGAAGTTCAAATTAAGCCTTTTAATCCATTTTGCACCGTCAGACGCTGGTGACACCAGTCTGGCAAGTCCTGTCTTCATTGCTGTCGCACCCTCTGAACCTGATATGAAATTATCTCCAAATACATCTGTTACTGCTGCTAAATCCTGCATAGACCATCCGACAGTTTTAAAAATAGATGAACCATTACGCATAGCATCAAATAGTTCTGTTGTACTTGTATTTGCCTGTGCCTGCGCCTGTGCGAATACATTTGCCGCCTGTTTTGCCGTAAGTCCAGTGTCTCCAAAAAGTTTTAGCGTGTTGCCGAGACCAGATGTTACTTCGGAGAGGCTTGTTGCGGTACCAGCTGCTAAGTCGAGTGCTGGTGTCAGCATTTTAGCCGCCTGTTGCGCATTAAACCCCTGCCGTGCAAAATTTAATGACGCATCTGCTGCATCCTGCATTGAATATACCGAATTTGATGCGGCTTTTTTTATGGCACCTTCAAGGTCTCCTGCTGCCCACTTCGCATCACCCATTGTACTTTTAACCAGTTTCAGGCTTTTATCTACTTTTCCGAATGATACTACAGATGATGCTCCAAGTCCTGCAAGCGGGAGGGTTACTGCACTGGTTATCCCTGAACCAAAACTTGTAATGTTTCTGCCAGCAGCTTGTATCTGCTTTCCAGCTTTAAGGGCTTCCCTTCCCATGTTCTGCATACTTCTTATAGCAGTGGCAGACGGTCTTGTAAAACCATCTATAAACCTTAATGCCGTACTTATTACACGTCCCGTAGCTGTCACACCCCTTTTATTTTTGCATATCCGCGGCTTTTTTGCGCTCCTCTATTTCAATGCGCATATATGCTCTCGCAATACGTTTCTGTCCTTCTGGAAGGCACATATATTCGCCTGGTTTCCATCTCTTAAAGCGGTAATGGAGGTAATCTATGTCTACATCCATATCGCTTTTAATCAGTTTTTTATTTCTGCTTCTGTTTCCTCTTCATCCTTGAAACCGCTCAAATCTGCAATTTCTACAGCAATGCTGTTTATTTCCCCTTTAAAGATTTTTTTTGCCGCTTCTGCTGGCGTTACAACCCCCAGATGTTCTAACAGCTTCTTATCTTTGAGATCTGGTTCCACAATGCCAACAGCGGCAACTTTAGCATTTACGTCATAGGATTTGCTGTAATCAGTCCTTCCTTTTCCGTCCAGGCTGTTTGCACTAATCCCCATGAAAAGTTCTGCATCTATTGCCTGTATTACAACCTGTGCATCTTCCCCAAGTAACCTTGTAAGCTGTCTGCTTGGCAGGCTTTTCTTTTCAAATTTATCAAATTCTTTTTTATCTACCGCGATTAATTTTTCAACTAAATTCATCTTTTTACCTCCATATATTAAAAAAAGGCTTTATGCCCTTTTATCAACTACTGCTTTTAATTGTGTCTATCAGCTTCCAGTCAGTGAATGTAAAACTATAACTTTCTTCACCCATCTTGCCACTTTCCCAGTCGGCAAGGATAAGTTTATCAAACACACAGTTATACAGGGCTACACGTTCTGCGCCTAAAGCATCCGGGTCCTTCAGGTTAGAAACAATCGTAGCCGAGGGCATTTTCCCGGCTTTTAATGAAGTGCTCATTTTATTCATTACAAAACTGCTTACCTTATGCAGTTTCAATTCACCTTTACCCTCATAGCCTGTAATTTTCTGCCCGTCTGTCAGTGTCTGTATCCTGGCTATTGATGTTGTTTTTACTGATACCTCTGCCTTTAACGCTGTGGCTTCCGCCATGTAATTGTCATCAACCCATACCTCACCCCAGGAACCATTTATAACTTGTTCGTCTTTATATCCCTTCATTGCTGCCGCCCCTTTCTTAGATGTAGATAGGCAGTGTAATGTCCTCTATTGCATCTAAAATCTTTACCCTGCCGACAAGGAAAACCTGTGAGCCTGTGTCGGCAGTGATTATCTCTTCATCACTGCACTCATCCACGTCTTTTGTCTCGCCGTTTTCCAGTACCGCCTGCTGCCCCCTGCCTTTCAAGTATATGCGTACCGCTTCTGCATCCAGGGCAACGGAATAGCTGCCAACAATGCCGTCAGTATTCAACTGCTTAAAATAAGAGTCTATTGCTGATACCAGGAGACATTTGTTTGAATAGCTGTTCGCATATTTGCCAAGGTAACTGTCCTGTGCAGTTTTTACAATGTCATCATTAATCATGTCCATTGCATCCACAATCTTTATCTTTTTGAAACTGTCCCCTTTGCCGTCTATGGTTGTTACAAAACTGTTTACACCCCTGGCTATTTTTACTTTCTCACCGTCGTAGAAAAGTATAAGTTCGCCTTTGTCCACTGGCGTATCTATGTCTGCCAGGCGTGTACAGTCAGACAGTTCTGGCAGGGGTGCATAGGTGCACGCAATTGTCATAGGTGTACCCGCTATTATGCCTGCTATTCTTGCGCAGTACTGCTCTGCAGTGTAAACCACATTCACAACTTCCTTTGTACCATCTTCCTTTGTAACCGTTTCTGTTTTAATGCTTTCTGCTGTTGTAAAATTAATGACACCTTCGGTATCTGCGGGGGTACATGGCAGGACTGCTTTTATTTTCTTTTTCTTATTGCCACGCATGGACTTAACCCATGTTGCAATATCCTCTGCTTTGCCATCAGTTGCCACTGTAGGGATTGCCAGGTAATCGAACCTGGTTACTTCTGATACTTCCATAGCCTTTTTGTAGCCAGCAGTTATGTCTGTAGTTTCTCCGTCCTCCCCGGTACCTTCTTCCGTAATGCCCATGCCATAAACCAGTATCTTCTTAGGGGCATTGATGTAACCTTTCATAGCCAGTTTTATCTGTTCTATGGTTTTTTCTGACAGCCCTTCCGGTATATCACTTTCAGTGACAATTGTTACCGGGTTATCTGGTACGGGCATTGTATCTTTTACCCATAGCATCACAATGCCGCGTTCACCTCTGGTTATTGCTGATATGGCTTTTTCTATGAAACTTATGCTTATGCTTGGTGCGCCCATCCGTTATCCCTCCTGTTTCCGGATTACTACATGTATGTAGTCTGCAACTGGTCCAGTGTCTGGCTTACATGTATTCTCCTTGTACGAAAAATCTATGTTTATCTGCAAAATGTCCGAATATTCCCCTGTGAAACTGTGTGAATATTCCCTTGTTGTAAGTTTCCTGTTTCCAACACAAAAGACCATCCCGAAAAGTTCTTTTATTTCATCCACCTTTTCAAGCTGGTCCTGTTCATCCTTTTTTTCCTGGAAATATGTAATTTTTATGGTAAAACTGCCATCTGCAAAATTCTTTGTTTCTGCACTGCTGCCACCGTCTATGATTTCCGTGAAAAAACATGGTGCCTTGTAGCCTTCACGTATCTCTTTGCCGTATATCCTGTACTGCGGTGGCGGGTACCTGCCTTTTAACAGACCATTGGCCGCTTTTTTTATTTCTGCGAATTTAATCTAAACCACTCTCCTGCAAAATCCTGTCTGCCATCTTCCGGAACTCTTCAGGCACGATGTTTCTGTATTCATTCCGTGTTCTTTCCATGATGTGTTTTCCTGGCACAAAACCGATAGTGCGTCCTTTCTTTACCAGGTTATGTCCGTCTTCGATAAGATGGAAATGCCGTGCACTGTTAAAAACAAGGGCTGTTGCGCCCTGTTTCTCCCCGATTAACCTGGTACCCCACTTAGCATTTAAAGCTTTGCTTTCGTCCCTGTTTTTCTTTTCAGAATGTCCCAGCTCGTTTTCTGCCAGTTCTTTTGCAGACTTCTTAAACCTGTTAGCAACTTTTTTTAATGTTTTTTCCGCTTCTGCCGGGCATTTGTCTATTGCTTTTTTTAAGCTTTCTTCCAGTCCTTCAAGCCCCTGCATTTCAAATTCAAAACCTGTGGACATACAGTCACCCCCGTTTTTCTGCTGTTTTTTCAATGCAGACCAGTTCAAGCATCCTGTTTTCTTCACGGACATTAATGACAGAGATAATTTCAAAAAATTTATCCCTGTGCTTTACCAGCATGTCCTGTGTTATGTCTTTGTGATACCTTGTCGTTATCTTGTATTCCAGCTCTGGCCGTATGCGCTGCGCCTCCTGGTATTCCCTGCCCCTTACGGGTTCCACGCTTGCCCACACTGTCTTTATTTCCGTAAGTTCCTGTATGTACTGTCCGAGGCTGTTTTCTTTTTCCTCATACCGGCAAAATGTAACCCGTTTATTTGTACGTCCTATATCCATACGCCACCCGCCTATTTATTTTGCAACTGCAGCATTAATGCCCGCGTCATGTAATTAAACTCTTCCCCAGGCTCGAATTTGCTCGTCCTGGTGAGGACGGGGGTACGCTGTTCGTACAGGTATGCTACCAGGAGCTGCAAATATATCTTTTCAAGGCGGTAGTCTATGGGGTTGCCGTCCTCATCCAATGCAGGGTATTCCTTGCCTGTTGCATTTTTCAGATATTCCTCTGCCGCTGCTATAAGCCCCTCTAAAAGCTGGTCATCATCGTCTATGTCAATACGCGCATACTGTTTAACCTCATCCAATGTTAAAACCATGCCACACCTGCCTTAATGGCAGCAGGATATTGTTTTTATGCTGCTGCCTTTGTGCTGCCTTTTGCTGTAATCAGATGTTCAGCCATAATTATGGCCTCTTCATCCACACTTCTTATGTCCAGACGTTCACGGACCTTAAGCCCTGTATGGTCTGTTTCCCAGAAATTCTTTGCAACGTTGGAAATGTCTATGCTCAATGTCTCCCTGTCAAAAATAGTGATTGCTTCCTTCAAATCACCGCATATAAACGGCGCCTTTACGCCTTCTGCCGTTTCCACACTTGGCAGGGTTTTGTTCCCGATTTTCACAACACGGTACCTGCCAAAAAGCAGCATGTTTGTAGGCTTTACCGGATCCGGCTGTAAAATATATTTCCCGTCATCATCCTTGATAGTGTCAAGCCAGTTATAGCCGTCCTGGTTCGTGACTATGCCCGATGTCAAAGCAATTGCAGGGTCCAGGCTTATGTTGAATATCTTTTTAAGGTCGTCCAGCCCGTTTACTGTTACTTCTTTGCCTGCCGTGATTTCCTTAACCTTGGCAACAATCATAAAATTCCTGGTTGCCTTTTCCTTTTTTGAAATCCAGCGTCTCAGGTAATTGATAATGTTTTCTGAACTGTCATCGAGAAGCTCCTGTGTAACCTTTAAGATACCGCCCTTCTTTTTTACCTTGTAATCAATCTGGTAAAATTCCGGTGTGGAAACTTCCGGGAACTCTGCCGCCTCATCTACATTGTCAAACGGTGTCTGGTCTGCATGTTTCTCTATTACCCTGCTGCCGGTCAGTGTGTTTACATGCTCCACATTTACCAGGTTTTCCAGGGCATCTTCAGAACGTCTTAATTCATTAATGTGCGTCCTTATATCTGGCGGAACCGTAAGACCACCATCTTTGTCACTTCCTTCGCTCATGGCGTTTAATATTTCTTTGTCACTGTCTGCCAGGCTGGTCCCATCGGTTGCCGCTTTTAGCGCGTTTGTGAAAGCCTCATGCTGTTTCTGCACAGGCTGTCCGGTTATTACATTTGCCGCGCCGGCTGCTGCCTGTCCTTTCGCATCTTCCAGCTTTTCCTGTTCTAAATCATACAGCAGGTCAAATTTAGCCTGCATTTCTTTCAGCTCTTCTTTCGCCCTGGCAGCATCCTCTAATTTATCCACCGCACACAGGTCCCTTACTTCCTGCTTTTTCTGCTTAATACTGTCCAAAAGTTTCCTTAATTCTTCATTCATAAAAAAACCTCCTTTTTTGCATAAAAAAAGACCTGGGTTAAATTAAATCCAGGTCTGCTAATATTTCTGCTTTTCTGTTTTCTTTCTCCGTGTCCGGCACAGGGATTTTTTCTTTAAGCATTTCCCCCAGCCTTGCGGCTACTGCATCTGCTATACTATCAATATCTGCCGCTGTTTCTTTTTTTATGAGACTTTCTGGCAGGTTGTGGTATGTGTTAAAATATTCACTGGTACAGGCAGCGGCATTGTTTGCTTCTGATATCTCTATATCAAAAAATTCCTGCCATTCTTCCCCGTTTTTCCAGGTTTCCGCATTTATCAATGCATTTATCTGTTCTTCTGTTACATTTTCTTTGACATGCTCCATATAGGTATTTAGTATGACTTTCTGGCATCCGTCCAGTATGTCCGCTTCTTTACGCATATCGTCCGCATTGCCAAACGCAATACTTAAAGGTTTATGTATCATCATCTGCGCATTTCTGGGGATTATTATTTTATCCCCTGACATTGCTATTACGCTTGCAATGCTCGCCGCAATCCCTTCAATGTAGACAGTTTTTTCTGCACTGTGGCGTTTCAGGATGTTATAGATTGCAATGCCGCCAAAAACAGAACCGCCGCCGCTGTTGATATGTATATTTATCTTCTGGACACCGTCCAGCTGGTCTAAAAATTCCCGTACATCTTCCGGGGCTTTGTCATCAGGGTAGTATTTCTGCCATTCTCCCAGGCTCTCGCTGTTAATGTCACCGAAAAAATACAGGTCTGCTTCCGTGTCTGTTTTGTTTTTTATCTCTATGCTGCCAACTTCCCGGCAGCAGTTATTCCTGTCCCTCTTCTGCAGTTTCAAAATTTCCGGCATCCCCGTTACCCCCTTCCTGTTCTTTTCCTATGTCTGCAACCCTGATGTAATTGCCGTTACACATCAGCTCATCACCGCCTTCCATGCTTGGTTTATGCATAAATGCCCTTGCTTCATTGACCGTATATATGCCATTCTGGACATAAGACGTTAAAATCACTGACTGGCTCTGCGCATCTGTACGCAGGATGACATTTTCATTGAATTTAAAATACTTTCCCGCCTTTATTTCAGACGGGGTAAGCAGCTTGTAATTCATTTCCTCCTCATACTGCTTCAGGATATACAGTTCTGTATCTATGTAGAAAGAAATGTTCTGCATCTCCGAATTGGCATAGCTGCTTTTCTCATAATCATTTATCTGGTTCGGTTTTATCCCGAACGCACCCGCAATCTGCAGGGCACTGTATTTCTTCAGCTCAAAAAACTGGCTGTCTGTAAGTTTTATGTCTAATGGGGATATCTTCATTCCTATTGGCACTGGTATGAACTTCCCTGCATTATTGGCACCGTTTGCATATTCTTCAAGACGCGCCATCAGCTTCTTTTCCATTGTCGGGGACATATCCCCGCTGTACTGCAGGACTGCCCTGGCGGTAAGCCCGTCCTTGTAGAGGTTGTTCAGAAATGTCTGGCTTTCAAGCCCGCCCTGTATTGTTGCATTTAAAATATTTTTTACGGGTTCCCCTGTAATCCCGTCCAGCGTCATTGATGTTTTAAAATGCATTACATCCGCCTGTGGGAACACGTAGCTTTCACCGTTATACCTGTCTGTATACCAGTAATAGATACCTCCGTCCGTACCAAAGATACCCTTGTCATCAACGATTATGCTTATGTCTGTAGACGGCATTATCCACAGGTTTTTAATTTCTATGTCCCCGCCATATTTCTTGCGTTTAAATTCCTTCTGCACCCATACATAGGCATTGCCATGATGGTTACGGTTATTTTCTACCGTGCCCCAGAATATTGAAGGCGTCATGTATGGGTTAGGGCGTGTTTTTAACAGCCTGTATGCAGCATTTGCCCTTGCTTCTTCGGTTCCCTTGCCTGTTTCCTGGTAAAACTTTACCGGCATCTTTCCAAGGGTTTCTGAAAGCATTTTAAGGCATGTAAAGTATGTAACCTCGCTTAGCGTCCTTTGGGAAGTGCCCTTTATACCAAGCCATTCAAGAAGACGTTCATCGTTTAAATCTGCTGTCTGCTTTGTAGTTCTGTTTAAAGCGTTTCTTATCCTCTCAAAAAGCCTCATTCCCATCATCCCCTCCGAACATTGCTAAGTATGCCTCTATGCTTTCATCTGCGGTTATCTCCTCCACCTCTGTTTCCATAGCCTTTTTATGGGCGCATATTACCGCATCGCATGGGTCTATCCTGTTTTTCTGTGTCATTTTGTCAATTTTTACCTCATTGAAACTGTTAGGGTCGCACAGTATTGCATCATGCATGGAACGTGTAAGCAGTCTGTTATCTTCGTTATATTCTATGTTGTGCGCTTCGACTTCCAGTGCAAAATCCACGGTTGCATCATTCAGACTCCTTGCGCTCTGCTTTATTTCCAGCAGGTCACACCCGAAATCTTCCAAATCTGCCAGGAACGCGCCTGCATTGTGGGGGTCATATGCAATAGCCGTTAAATCTATGTTGTATGTATTGACAATGTCCCGCAGATGGTTAAGTATTGTTTTGTAATCTGTCTTTATGCCACCTGCTGCGCTGGTTGCGGTAAGAAGTCCCTGTTCTTCCCATATTACATATGGTGCATTATCCTCTGTTTCCATGTGTTCCTGCATACGCATCCTTGGAATGAAAGAATGTGAATATATATAATACTTCTTATCCCCTGTTTCTTTATCCAGGTATGGAAATTCCAGCACAAGGCTTGTAAGGTCCCCGCCGCTTGAAAGGTCAAGCCCACATACTGCCTCCTGCCCTGCAAAATCTTCCAGTGTCCTGCCACTGGCACACGCTTCCCAGTCTTCCAGGCTGATGTAAGACTCTCCTGAACTCGCTACCCATATATTTAGTGCCTTTGTCTTAAAATCCAAAAGTTCGCTGCCGCCCATAGACCGTGCTTTTTCTGCGTCTGCCTGCATACGTTTTACAAGTGCCGTGTCTTTGCCAGACAGGGGACAACATTTAATCCAGTTTCTTGTGTCCCATATGTCGTCCCCTTTGTCCATCTGTGCTATGTAGACAAACTGCTGTTCATTTATATCAATCCCCCGCAAAACCCTCTGGCAGTATTTATACAGTTCGTAGCAGGGACCATTAATATTAAACCCTGCTGTTGTTATGACAGATATAAGGAACTGTTTTAAATACCTTGTACCGCCTTTCAAAAGCTTGTACATCTGGTTGTCTTTATGTGCGTGGTATTCGTCCACAATGCCCAGGTACGGTCTGAAACCATCTATGGATTTTGTATCCCGTCCCAAAGCTTTTATTACCGAATTGGTAAGCTTTCCTGTTATCTCGCTTTTATATTCTTTGATTATAAAAAGTTCGCTAAGTTCACTGTCTGCCTCGATGAATTTTTTTATTTCTGCAAATACAATTTTTGCCTGGTCTGCTTTTGTGGCTGTACAGTAAATCTGGGCATAATTATATTTGTCAAAATTTGAACATTTTATTGCCAGGATTGCATCAAGTATGCTTTTGCCCTGCTGTCTTGACAGCTGTGTATAACTGTCTGTAAAACGGCGCGCACCAGTTTCTCTGTCTACCCATCCAAAAAGGGAACCCAGGATAAATTCCTGGAAACCTTCGCAGGTAAACCTCTGTTTTTCCATGCCTTCGGCTATGGTCAGTTCATTAGCCAGCCCTATTATTTCCTCTGCCTTTTCCGGTACGAAGACATAGGGAAAATCCGGGTCATTTTTTTCTGAACGGTCCAGGTCGTTTAAATGCCGTTTGAAGGCAAGGCGCGCATCCTGCCCGAAATCCCTTTTATTATTAACGCTTGCTTCCGCAAACCGTGTTACCCGGTCATCATGCATGTTTCATAAACCGGTTTACCGGCTTATCCTCTTCATGTTTTGGCATTACCAGCCTGCACCTGCTGGAAATTGTAAGCCCCAGTTCCCTTGCATTTGCATTACAGGCCTGCATAAGCTTTACCTGCATTTTCAGCAGGAAGTTATACTTTCCATACTGTTCCGCAAGCTGGTCTTCAACAGGAAGGGTGCTTTTTTTATCTGGCACAAACTTTATCTTCTGCAGCTGCCTGGTAATCTTTTCGTATTCCATCTCTGCTTTTACGTATCTTGCCAGCACAGCACAATCCAGGTTGGATATTATCCCGATACTCACAAGCTGTCCCGCAATCTCTTCAAAACGCGCCTTTTCTTTTTTTGACAGGTATGCGGGTGGTGCTATGTTGTCAGCTGGTGCTGCCACTTCTGACGCTTTACGGTTTTCATATTCTTCCGCCGTTAAATGCTTGCGTCCTTTTGCGGCAATCAAATCTATTGGTTCCCTTGGTCTTGCCATAGTGCATCCTCCTTCCGAAAAAGTTCATTTAGGGATTTTTTGCGTAAAAAAAGTGGGGCTGCGGTCTGGGAGGAGATGAAAAAAAACTTTTTCAGACCCCCTCCCATGCAATCCACTTTTTGTACGTTTCCAGGCATTTTTTGAGCATTTCCTGCGTATTTTCCTTCCCTGCTTTGTCCTTGTATGCCACGCTTATCATGTTATGGCTTGCTTCTGACAGGCTGATGAGGTTGTCCATGTCCAGCCGCCTTGAAGGACATACAGACAGTTCCTCTATGTGGTGCACAGTGACAGCAGGCACAGCCCTGCCCTCTGTCACATACAGGAACACATCTATGTTGTTATCCCTTGCCAGCACTCTCTGCCTTGTCTTCTTCCATGCATCACTATTGTAGAACGCTTTAGCTTCCTTGTTCCTGCAATGCCTGTCATACTCCCGGTGCCGCTCTTTATTGTCCTGCGTCTTAGTCAGCGTATGCGCAGGACAATATTTAATGCCGAGAGGCACAAGCTCCCGGCATCCGGTTTTGTTGCAATATTTTAGTAACGCCATATAATCATCACCTTGAAAATAAAAAAAGCAGCGGGTATAAGCCGCTGCTTTTATCACTGTCCAAAATCGCCAGTGTAAAAATTATAGCACCTTAAAACAGTCGTGTCAAGGTCACAAAACGGACACCAAAACGGTCATAAAACGGTCACAAAACGGACAATTTATTTTAAACGTATGTATTTAAATGATAGCATCTGTCCCAAATAAAATTACTGCTATTTTGCGCACAAGCCTTGTTTTATGCCGCCTGACAGTCTTTTCTGTAAGATGTTCCGAAAACCCATATTTCCCCTGGAGCATTTCCGCAATTTCTTCATATGTCAGCCTTCTGTTGTCAAGATAGCGTAGTTTTATTATGATATATGCCTTATCATTACATACGGCATCTAATGCCGCCTGTATGCGCTGGCAGTCGCTTTTTGACCGCTCGTAACTCCGTCTTCTGGCATCCAGCAGTTCATCATTTGTAGTTTTGCCAGAATTATTTTTCTGGTACCTTACAAAAGACTTTGAGCTCTGATGGAGAGCCATTGCAAGATATTCCTCTTCATTTTCCAGGTGTTTTTTCAGTGCCTGGAAATTATATAAAAGAGTTTCCGTATTTCTGTACATTTTGTTCCTGACATCCTTCACAAAAAAACCCCTTTTCTATTCCGCCTTATTTTATTGCAAGCCTGTCCATGTGCCCTTTGACAATTCTGCCAGCCTCACGCAACCCGAACGCAACATCAATGTACTGTACGCCGTTCCTGTTTTTATAATACTGGACCTCATTACCTATATCCGTCAGTATATCCCATAAAACCTGTTCTGCGTTATCCCTGTCCATTCCCTGTCTCCCTTCTCTTCCATTTCTCTTCCAGGCTGGTTAAGTATGCCAGTGCTATCTGCCTGGTAAAAACTTCATTTTCCCCGCCCTGGTATTTATGGGCAAAGTCTTTGACCGCCTGTACCACACTGTCCCAGTAATCGTCATTTTTTTCTGGTATCCAGTATTCTTTGCACATCTCCCAGAACTCACAAAACAACATAAATTCCTGGCTGTCATTTTTAAAATTCTTTCTCAATGTCTGGCACCCCCTTCTGCAGTAGCTTTTCCACTATATCTGTCCTGGGATTATAGTGGCGGTTCTCTATCCTGCTTTCTGCTTTCCTTACCTGTCCAAGCAGAGCCTGGAGTCCGTTTATCACTTTTCTGTTTTCCTTTATCCAGG